TTTCTTTAGGATATAATACTTATAGTACTGCTTTATTTAGATTACCATTAGCAGGTTCAGTGGATGGGGTGCCAGATGGTTCTATTACCTATAATATCAAATATTATTATAAAAATTTAAACAACGAAACTAGATCTGGGGTTTTATCAATAGTAGTAGATATTGATGCTAAACATATTCAATTAACTGATGAATATAACTGTACAGGCACAATGGATAACTCACTATTACTAGATTTCCAAGTGTCTTTCTTAGATATCAATGGTGGGATACTTGATAATGGTGAGGATCCCTATTCGTTAAGCATTGCGTATACCAACCTTCTTACAAATGATGCTGGGTATCTACATTATACCTACACAGCAATTAGTTAAAAATTTCACTAGACATTTCTTGTTATGCAGTGTATAATATCTATAATTCATTGAATAGTACAGCGTCTTTTTATAAGATTCTGTTCTATTTCAATGACTTACAAAATTTTTCACACATCAATCCAACCCACTAAATACTACCTAAACAGAATTAATATAGTAATACGGATTGAGAGTACACATCATATGGATATGAATAAAATAACAGTAATCAAAAGAAATGGTACTAAAGAACCATTAAACCTAGAAAAATGGCAGCATCAAATCGCTAAAGTATGTAGCGGTATCGCTGATGTTAGCCAGTCAATGATTGAAATCGAAAGTCAACCGCATTATTATGATGGCATTACGACCAAAGAAATCGATGAAATTACATTACGTGCAATAGTTAATCTTATTGACATAGAAGCCAATCCTGATATCGGACATACAAATTATCAATATGTGGCTGGTAAACAACGGTTGTCAATGCTTCGTAAAGATGTATATGGACAATATCAACCACCAAAACTTTATGACATCGTAAAGAAAAACATAGAAATAGGACTTTATACTCCAGAACTTCTAGATTGGTATGCAGAAGATGAATGGAATAAAATGGACTCGTTCATTGACCATGATAAAGACGAACAATATTCCTATGCAGCAATTGAACAATTAATAGAAAAATATCTATTAAGAAATCGTGCTACCAAAGAAGTATACGAAACTCCACAAGTTAGATATATGGTTGCGGCAGCTACGGTCTTTCATAAAGAAGAACCAAATTCTGCTAGAATGAAATACATAAAGGAATATTATAATGCTGCGTCCGATGGTCTATTCACTCTTGCTACTCCTGTTCTTGCTGGGCTTGGAACTCCAACAAAACAATTTTCTAGCTGCGTCCTTATACGGAGCGATGACGATCTTGACTCTATATTTGCTTCTGGCGAAATGATGGCAAAATATGCCAGTAAACGTGCTGGCATAGGCTTAGAAGTTGGTAGATTGCGCCCACTAGGTTCACCTATTAGAAATGGTGAAATTATGCATACCGGATTCATTCCATTCCTTAAAAAATGGTTTGGTGATCTTAGATCCTGTTGTGTTACTCCAGAAACTTGGGTTGAAGTTTTAGACGAGTACGATTCCAACAATAAATAACAGTTTTTCTCATACCAGCATAAATAATAATGGAGGTATGAGAAATGCTAAATTATCTACAAGAATCATATAACGGATCTTTAACAAATATGCTAACAAATTCAACTTATTACTGTTATACACTTAATGACATCGAAACTGGAAAGTTTTATTCTGGTTCTCGTGGAGTTGAGGGAAGTAACGAACATGACTTACTAATAAAATATTTTACTAGCTCAACTACAATTGATTTTGTCCAAAAATTAAAAGAACATCCTGAGTTGTTTAAATATAAGATAGAATATTTTAATACAAGAGTATTGGCATTTGAAGCAGAAAAACTTTTTCACAAAAAGCATCAAGTTGGGAAGAATCCGCTTTTTATAAATTCTATCAGCGCAGGTGGAACCAATTGCGGTGCAGGTACTGTCTTGTGTAAAGATTCTAATGGAAATACTTATCGAGTAACCGTAGAAGAATTTGCTACTGGAAGACATCTACATGTGTCAAAAGGCATGATGAATATCAGGACCGACACTGGAATTAAAAAGATTTATGTTAAAGATTGTAATCCTAATACACATACTACTGAATTTAAAGACTATGTACTGGCACTAGATACGTCTACCGGAAATACTTGCAGAATATCAAAAACTATTTTTTATTCTAATCCAAAATATGTTGGTATTACTAAAGGTAAAATAGTAGCCTACGATACTATTACTGGTAGGCGAGTTACAGTACCCCATCATGAGTTTCATAATTCAAATGGTAGATACGTTGGACATACGTTTGGCGAAATTTCAGTAATAGACAGAGTTACTGGTGAGAAAAAACTTATCAAAAAAGAAACGTATAATAAGGATTTGCATAAGCATCATAATACTGGAAATGTTGTAGTCTATTCTCTTATTGACCGAAAGGTCATAACTATAAGCAAAGAAGAATATCAAACCAATTTTGCTAACTATGCCAACCCATCAACCAAAGTTTTTTATAAAGTAGATGGTATTTTTTTTAAGTCAAAAGATTTATTGGACAAATACTACAGAGAAACTAGAGGAAGAACAGTATTAAAAGTTAGTCAATATAATATGTCCTCAAAATTTAACGACATTGAAATAATTACAAAAGAAGAACACAAAAATGGTAAAAACTAAAAAAATTCAAATTAAAGACCTGACAGTAGGTATGAAAATTAAAACTAAAAACGAGCAAGGCGATATCGTCTTTAAGACAGTAACCGATAAATGGAATACAGTTGTGCAATCCGAAGACCAAGTTCGGTTAGAGTTCGAAAACGGCGTGGTATTAAACTGTTCGGTAAATCATCCAATTATGGTGTGGAGTGACTCTGGAGAATTCCTACAGAAGAAACCGAAAGACCTTACTAATGATGACCGTATTCTCACTGAAGTTGGGTTCACTAGATTATTAGTAGCTGATTTTGACCAAAACAATGACGAGAATTATATCGATATCACAGTAGAGGATACTCATACTTTCTTTGCATCTGCCAGTAAAGAAAGTCAAATGGTATTAACACATAACTCGCAAGGTGGTGTTAGAAATGCATCGGCAACAGTATTTTACCCAATTTGGCATTATCAATTCGATGACCTGATTGTACTTAAAAACAATCAAGGAACTGAAGAAACTCGTGTTCGCCATATGGATTATGGTGTTGTATTATCAGCATTCTTTTGGAGACGTTTTAAGGATAAAGGAAACATTACTTTCTTTGATCCGAATGAAGTACCAGATTTATACGAAGCATTCTATCAAAATACCACAAAATTTGAAGAACTCTACGTAAAATACGAAAAACGTAAAGACTTACGTAAAAAAACAATGAGTGCTGAAGAAGTATTCAAAGGTGGTATTCTAAAAGAAAGAACTGATACCGGTAGAATCTACTTAGTGTTCATTGATAATGTAATGAAGCAAGGACCATTTGATCCAGAACATCACACAATATACCAATCAAATTTATGTTTAGAGATAAATTTGCCAACAGTTCCATTAAAATCATTAGATGATGAAGGAGAGTTTAAACTTAGTTTAGACGATGGTACTGAAGTATTAATTCCAGGGCAACACAAGGTTTTATTGTCTAACGGTGATATGAAGAAAGTTAGGGAATTGACAGAAGATGATGATATTACAGATTTATTATTATGAGCCAAGCATTTGTATATATTTGGAAGAATAAAGTATCCCTAAGATGGTACTTAGGGTCACGCACTAGAAAAAATTGTCACCCACATTATGGTTATATATGTTCTAGTAAAATTGTAAAACCATTGATTAAGAAAAATTATGATGAATGGGGGAGAACGATTTTAGCAATTGGTGAACCTATCGATATGGTTAATTTAGAAACAGAGCTTTTAACGCTTTTAGATGCCAAAAATGATATACGAAGTTATAACATGCATAATGGTGACGGTAAGTTTACAACATTAGGGATAAGTTTTATTTCTCACAATAAAGGAAAACCTAGTCCACGTAAAGGTATTCCAAACCTAGGTGTGTCTATCGCTAGAAAAGGAAAATCACCATATAATAAAGGAAAACCTAGTCCACGTAAAGGTATTCCAAACATTAAAACTAGTATTTCTCTTAAAGGAAGAAAACAACCAACAGTATGCAGAATTATAGATAGAAAAGAAATAAGTATATCAAATTTTAAAAAATGGCTTAAACACGAACAATCGCCTGAATTAAGATTAAAAAATAATATCAATATGTCTAATTCTAAAACAGGCAAGCCGATGAAAAAAGTAACATGCCCACATTGTAATAAAACAGGTGGGATCAGTAAAATGACTCAATATCATTTTGATAATTGTAAATTATATGGAAATAGAAATGAGAATAATTAAAAAAGAATGCACTAGAAAAGTTCCAAAAATAGCACTGTGTACCTTAGGTTCAATCAATTGGGGTAATTGCAGAAATCCAGAAGATATGCGTAGAGCTTGCCGTATCCTTCATCGTAGCCTGAACAATATCTTAGATTATCAAGACTTCTTGTCAATCCACTCTAAACTATCAAACGATGAAATTCGTCCTATTGGGATTGGCGTTACTAATTTAGCATACTGGGCTGCTAAACGCGGGTTGAAATACGGTGAGCCTGAAATGTTAGCCGAAGTTAAATCTTTTATGGAACACCAGGCATTCTACTTAACTGAATCTAGTGTTGAATTAGCAGAAGAACGTGGACCATGTTTAGATAGTGCAAAAACCCGATATGGTCAAGGTATATTCCCGTGGGAACTACGTGCAGAAGGTGTAAATGAATTAACCGATTTTACGCCAGAACTGCCTTGGGAACAATTACGTGAAAGAATGAAAGTTAGCGGTGTTCGTAATGCTACACAAATGGCAATTGCTCCTGTTGAATCTAGTTCGGTTGTTATTAATAGCACCAATGGTATTGAAATGCCAATGCAGTTAATTCAAACTAAAGAATCAAAAGCCGCATCATTAACACAAGTTGTTCCAGAATACCATAAACTGAAAAACAAATATCAGTTAATGTGGGAACAAACTGATTGCATCGGGTATTTAAAAACTGCAGCGGTATTAGCAGCATATGTTGACCAATCAATCAGTGTAAATTCATTTTATTCGCCTAAACACTTTCCAGATAGAAAAGTACCAGGAACATTAATTGCGAAGAATTTGATGTTAGGACATAAGTGGGGATTAAAAGGTTTTTATTACTCACTTATAGATAAAGCTGGTTCAAAATCAGAAGATGAAGTTGAATTACCAAGTGGTATCAATGAAGATGATGAAAGTTATTGCGAATCTTGCAAATTATAAAAGAAGGAAATAATGAAAATATTTAAAATAGAAACACATATCGATGGCGATCCATATAGCTCTAATACATTATTAAGTATTGGAAAAAATATCAAATTTAATATGGAACCATGGGGTTGGTATATCAGATTAGAGTCACCTTTTACGAAAACTGTGAATTATGTTGATGCACACGATTTCATTAAGAAAGAAGGACCATGTAGAAAAGTATTCTTAATTAGACGTGTTCCAGGTATTAAAAAATTGATAAAGGTAAATGCATGGATGCCAATATCGAACACTTAAAACAAAAATTAGAAACAGAAACCGATCCTCTAGTAAAATGGAGGATCGAAAAACAAATCGAATTACTAGAAGATGCATTAGTAATTTATCACGAAAGAAGATTACCAGACGAATAAGGACAAGGAATGTCAGAACAGCAATATAACTTAAAAACACAAACGGATTATTTAAATCGTAAAATGTTCCTTGACCCAGCAGGGCCAGTAACTATTCAACGGTTTGAAGAAACAAAATATAATAAAATAGCAAAATTTGAACAAACTCAACGGGGGTTTTACTGGATTCCAGAAGAAATTTCATTGAGTAAAGATGCAAATGATTTTAAAGATGCTAGTGATGCGGTTAAACATATATTCACTAGTAATTTGTTAAGACAAACTGCTTTAGATAGTTTGCAAGGAAGAGCACCGATTCAAATTTTTGGTCCAGTTTCTAGCTTACCAGAAGTAGAAGCACTTATGTCTATATGGTCTATGTTTGAAACAAATATTCATAGCCGTAGTTATAGTCATATCATTCGTAATATCTATAATGTACCAAAAGAAGTATTTAATACCATTCATGATACAAAAGAAATTATCGATATGGCATCGAGTGTTGGTAAATATTATAATAGATTACATGTATATAACTGTCTAACAGAAGTTAAAGATACTATCAGTTTCATCTATAATGAAGATACTCATATAGATCATATTTGGTTGGCTTTACATGCCAGTTATGCACTAGAAGCATTTAGGTTTATGGTTTCATTTGCCACCAGTTTAGCAATGGTTGAAAATAAACTATTCATCGGTAATGGCAATATCATTGCATTAATTTTACAAGACGAGTTGTTGCATAAAGATTGGACTGCTTACTTGATCAACCAAGTAGTTAAAGATGATCCAAGATTTGCGGCAGCCAAGGTAAGATTAGAACGTGAAGTATATGGGATTTATGAGTCAGTTATTAGAGAAGAAAAGGCGTGGGCTGATTACTTGTTTATGAAAGGACCAGTCATCGGGTTAAATGCCAATATTTTAAAAGATTTTGTTGATTATACCGCAGTTGGTGCACTAAAAGAAATTGGTATTAAGTATCAAGGCACTGCACCTAAAACTACACCGATCCCATGGTTTAATAAGCATAGCGACAGCAGTAAAAAACAAACCGCTTTGCAAGAGTCAGAAAGCACAAATTATATCATCGGAGCGATGAGTGATGAACTTGACTACGATGCACTACCAACCATATGAGGTAAATTATGAGTTATTTGTTAGAAAAAGCAAAGATTAATGCAGTTAAAAATGCATAAGTAATTGACAACAGTTGGAATATGGTGTATAATCATATTCCAATCAGTTGATAAGGATAATTATGAGAGATTTAATTAATATAGTTTCAGAAGGTATCACCGATAATTGGTTTAAAACCGGTGCATTTGAAACTTATAAAAAAGGCAATCCAGAACACTATGAAATTGCCGATAAACCTGGAACCATTGATACCTTAGAAAGTAATGGAAAACCACAACATTATAAAAAAGGATGGTATATTCTCACTGGACCGAAAGGTGAACAATATAGTATGCCTCCTGAAAAATTCAATGAATTGAAAGATGATAATGGTGATGGCACATGTGTTCCAAAGAAAATCATTAAAATTGCAAAGTTAGCCGATCATGATGGAGTTGTAGACACATCATGGGGTGAACCGTTGCATTATAAAGCAAAAGAAGATGTAATCGTTAGACATGGTGAGAATGATTACGGAGTTGTCAAAAAAGACATATTCCAACAAACATATAGTATAGGAAAATAAAATGGCACAAATTCAAGAAGAAGTAGTAGTAATTAAATTAAGCAAATTAATCAAAGGTGATGCAGTTGCACCATTAGTAGGCGACGAGTTCGAAGCAACAGTAGAATCAATTGTTCAAGAATTAGTTGGCAGTACTGTAATTGTAGAAGTCGAGAAAGCATAATATGACAGGGAAAGTTCCAGAAGATTATATTGTAAATGCAGAAGGATTTCTCACCAAACCATCAACTACCAATGTAGCTATTGTATGGTCCAAGGATCTGTGTACTTTCTGTGATCAAGCCAAAGCTTTGTTACGAATGAAAGGATATGAATACGAAGAAAGAAATATTTCAGGCGACAAGTGGTCTCGTGAAGATTTATTAGAAGCAGTTCCAACTGCAAGAGCAGTTCCACAAATTTTTGTTGATGGTAATTACATTGGCGGATTTACAGAATTAAGACAATACTTACAAGAGGCAGTATGATTATCGATAAAGGATTATCAATTGGTGAAGTAATCACCATTAAATTAACATCAGGTGAAGAAATCTTAGGAACATTGGTAGAAGAAAGATCTGATTATTTAAAAGTTTCAAAACCAAGAGCATTAACAAGTGCAGATGGTGGGATCGGAATGG